AGGTGGCTTTTCTGCTGGATGGACTTTTATTTCTAATACTGTAACCGTTGGCGCTGGTGGTGTTGGGACTACAGCAGCAGCCGCGGGTGCTAACGGGAGCCCTTCTATATATGGAATGGTTTTTGCTGGTGGCGGTTCAGGAGCAAACGGCACAGGAACAGGGGGCGCAGCTGGAGGCGCTACAACACCAAACCAAAGTGCAACCTCAACTGTCTCTTATACGGGCGCCCCTGTGTCAACTAGTACTGGTGCAATTGCGTATGCTGGCAATGCAGGAACTCCATCTTCGGGTAATGGTGTTGCTGGAGTTTGCGGTGGCGGCGCTGCTGGGTCTACTAACTTTGTGAACTCTGGAGGCGCAGGGCTAATAGGTGGAGGCGGGGCTGGCAACTACGCTAGCCCCACATCTACTGGTGGAGCTGGCGGTAAAGGTGATTTTTATGCAGGGGGCTCTGGTGCTGTAGGGGCGCAAGGAACTGCAGGAGGCGCAGGTGGTGGGGGCGGCGGTTATGCAGGAGCGGGTTCTAGCGGCTCAGGTATTAATGGTGGTAACGGCGGTTCTGGTGGCGGAGGTGGCGGCGCTGCGGTAAACGGTGGAACTGCTGGCTCAGGCGGTAACGGCGTTGTATTTTTATACTACTAAGGAGAAATAAAAATGGCTACATATGCAGTAATGGGCGGTAATATAGTAAGCAATGTAATAGTTGCTGATGATAAAGAAGATGCGGCTAGAGTTATGGGCGCAGAATTAATTGAATATACAGATGAGAATCCAGCGGGTATTGGTTGGACCTACGATGAAGAGACAGGGCGCTTTACAGCCCCTGAACCAGTGGCGCCTATAGACTCTGCTACTCAAAAACTAATTGATATGGGATTAACCCAAGAAGAGATTGATGCCCTAGTCGCTCAGGCGGCTAACTCTACTGTAGACTAAACACCATGAATTTGGTGCAAAGGGCGGTAGAACTAGGCGGTAAGTTAGCCCCCATAGTTTTTCCACATGATCTTACAGCTTTGATGAATCCGTCTATCTACATAGATAGTGATGGGGACATCTTAGTTAACGTCAGGGCTACTAACTATACGTTATACCACTCTGAGAATAAACAGCTCTTTCCCTCACCCTGGGGCCCTTTGGCATACCTACACCCTGAAAAAGATCAACGTTTAATTACTGAAAACTACTTAGTAAGGTTAGATAAAAACCTTGAAGTTATTAACCACACAATAATAGAAATGTTAAATCTACACACTCCTATCTGGGAGTTTGTTGGTTTAGAAGATGCTCGCCTTGTTCAATGGGATAATAAGTATTATATTATTGGGGTGCGGCGTGATACCACAACTAGTGGTCAAGGTCGTATGGAACTTACCCAGATAGATATTGATAAAGAAACTTGGACTGTTAAAGAGGTTAGCCGTGATCGTATCCCGACTCCAGAACCTGATACATCATACTGTGAAAAAAACTGGATGCCTATTGCTGATAGGCCTTATAATTTTATTAAGTGGGCTTCTCCTGTGGAAGTTGTGCAATACATCCCAGAGATCAAAACTACCAAACAAGTATCCCTCAAGCAAGGTATCAGACCAAACAAAGATCAACGTGGGGGGTCTCAACTTGTCAGATGGGGTGACGGTTACATCTCAATCACCCATGAAGTAGATCTATTTAAAAATTACTTAATCCAAAAAGACGGTATCTATCGTCATAGATTATGTGTCTGGAATAACAATCTAGATCTAGTAGGTCTATCTAAACCCTTCTCTTTCCTAGATGCTCGAATTGAATTCTGCGTTGGAGTGGCAGAGCTTGATGGGGATCTACTCCTAAGCTTTAGCGTCAGCGATAACTGCGCTTTCATTATTCGTACTCCAGGTATATTGGTAGAGGAACTAATCGTGGAGGCCCTTAACTATGAGAATTGAAGAGTTGATAGTAGACCTGTCTAAGGATCCTTTTAACCCGGAGTTAAACTTTAGGGTAGCGGTTAAGTACGAAGATCTCAAGCAAGCAGCTTCTGCTATAACCTTTTATTTGAGGACTGCTGAATATGGGGTAGATACCCACAATGACCTGGCATATGCTTCCCTATTAAAAATGGCGGTTTGTTTTTCTAATCAAAATAATAGAGAGCATACGGTACTTAATTGTTGGCGCCAAGCCCTGATAGTTAACCCGGATCGTCCTGAAGCCTATTTTATTATGGCCCAGTATTATGAACAAAAAGCGGAATGGCATGAAGCCTATACCTGGGCAGTTATGGGCCTTTCTAAAGTTGAGCAAACGCCCCTGCCCGTTGATGTAGGTTACCCTGGAAACTTTGCCCTAGAGTTTGAAAAAGCGGTTGCTGGTTGGTGGATAGGAAGATTGGAAGAGTCAAAAGCTATATTTTCCAAGCTACTTACTATGGACATTCCTAGTAACTATGTGGAAGCCATTATAGATAATTTTAAGCGTATAAACCCTTCCTAATAGATATCCCTCCTGCTATAGTAGGAGCATAACTAAGGAGCACCATGACAGCTGTATTTCCTAATAGCGTACGAAACTACACCGCTCAACAGGACCTTGTCAACACCGTTATTGCTGACAACGTTAACTCTCTGCAAGAAGAAGTAAAGCAGATTGAGACAGTTATCGGTAGTGCGGCCACGTCACAAAATCCTCTTGTCTCTACATGGTCTGGGTCGTTCTCTCAAAGTACAACTTGGGGAACTCTCTATGATCGTATTGCTAATATTGAGGCGGGAATTTTACAAGGTACGTCTTCTGGACCTTATGTTTTTAAATCCGGTGGAAGCACAATTACCGTAACTACAGCAACCGCTGCCCCAGGATTAACTCTTACTACAAGTTCCGGAACTAATAATCTTCTTACCGCAGGAATCTTTACTCTAAGCTCTACTGGTCTACCACAAGTTAGCGGAAGTAACGTTCTCTATGTAGGTAGTTCAGACTATACAACTTTAACTTCTGCTACCTCTGCGGCGTCAACTGCTGCGGCAGCTAAGATTCCTTTATCTACCGTAACAACTGCCGGTGATCTTATACTTGGAACTGGAAATGCTACGGTCGGTCGTTTAGGTATCGGTACTACCGGATATGCTCTTGTAAGCAATGGCACTACCGCTGCTTGGGCTATCCCTACAGATACCTCTAAAATCCCTTTAGCGACCGTTACAGCGGTTGGAGACCTTATCCTAGGGTCAGGAGCTGGGGCTGTTTCTAGACTCGGTCTAGGGGCCTCTGGAACCGTTTTAACAAGCAATGGTACGACCGCAACATGGGCTACCCCAACTACCTACCTAGCTACAGCTAACGCTGCGGTTACTGCAGCAAACACATCTTCTGGCGTAGTTCGTAATATTTATTTAAACACTGCGGCACCTTCTACTACCACAGGATATCTTGATGGAGATATTTGGTTGGTCTACGTATAATGCAAGGTCAGATTAAAGTAGGTGGGTCTTGGAACCATGCCGCTAAAACTATATTTGTAAAGGTAACTACAGGGGGAGCCTCTGGTTGGCATAACGTAACCTCTGGTTGGGTTAAAGTTAGCGGTGTATGGAAAAAATGGTTTTTATCTACTTTCTTAGATAACTTTCAACGTACTACTAGCGCCACTTCTTTAGGCTCTCCTGATGGAATTAAAACTTGGAGTAACATTCGCGGTGCTTGGGGCATTGTAAGTAACACAGCAACAGCTAATTCTGCTGCCAGTACATACCCAATTGCAACTATTGACTTTGGTTCTACAGATGTAACGATTCTTCAAGATGGCTTAACTCCAGGTGTTGGTGCTGCTTTTTGGGTAACTGATAGCAATAACTGGTGGGCTACGGCTACTAATGAAACTCAAAACTCTCAAACTCAATATGTAGCTGGTAGTACTAGCTACGGTACTTGTTATTCCCCCGCTACTACTAACTACAGCACTTGCTATAACGCTGGAAATCCCAACTATGGTACATGTACTGGTGGTGGAAATATCTATTTTGGTACTTGCTCTACCCCTGGAAATACTAACTATGGCACCTGTTATTCTTACGTTTACGGCAGTTATTACAATTCCTATACATGTGCTACCGGATCTAATCCAACCACTTATTATTCATGTTCTGGAGTTAACCCGACGTATAATTATTCTTGTCCTGATGGTGGTAGTAACACTGGAAATTCTTTTTCCTGTCCTTCAGGAAGTAACGCAGCTTATAATTATACTTGCGCTACTGGAACTAATGCGCCATATTATACAACTACGTACTCTTATGCCTATACAGTAAATGTTCTTAAGTCTATAGCTGGAACAATTACTACGGCAGCAACGTTTACTTTTTCATCTTTAGTTGTTGGCCTTAAAACATTAATATACGGATCAACAGGAAACATAACTGTTAGGGCCTATTCAGCTTCAGGATTTGGCAGTCAAATTGGCTCTGATCAGACCTATACAGCCCCAAGTTACACAGCAACTACAACTCATGGTATGATTCTTGCTCCAGCAAACTATGCACAGGGCACTACATTTTCTAGTTACGAAGTAGACTTTATAACAATTTAGGGATAAAAATGGCATTTAAAAATCGGTACAAAGAAGAACTTAAACAATACAAAAATAACAAAAGAAAAAACTTTATAAAATCTTTGCCGCATAAATTAGGTTTTCATTTTCATTGGTATAAAGACTTACAAATGAAAAATATTATAGAACAAAATTTATTGCCAGATACCTCTTCTGTTAATAAACATCTTGCTTTTATAATAGATGATGAAGTAGTAGAGATCATGCACTGTCAAGAAAGATTAGCTGCTATTTTATTAAGTAATCCAAAAATTGTTGAAGTATTAGACCTTACTATGGTTAAAGTTGGATATAAATATAAAAACAATAAGTTTATAAAATAACTTTTAAGGAGACAAAATGTATAAAAAAATAGAGTTTGTACTAGATTCTGGATACACTCTTCCAATTAATATTCCAATACCCGCAGCATCAATTTTACCTAATTGGTGGAAAGAAGGGGAATCTTTTATTAATAGAGAAACTGGTGCTTTAGATATGAGTACCCCAGATTTAAAAGCTGCAGGTATGAAATCTTGCATGCCATTTCTTGATGCTCTTAATTCAGGTTATTTTCTTACTACTTGGGTTGATATTGAAATTACTAAAAATGACGGGGTAGAAATTAAGTACAAATATTTAGATAAAAATTCTAAGGGAGAAAATATTTATAGCGCCATTGATTGGGGAATGGTTAAAGAAAGAAATGGAGCTATTGGGTATACGATTCCACGTCCTGCCGGTCATTCTCACAATCACATGGTATGGGATAGTAAATGGGGTTGGGAAGTTCCTAAGGGGTGGAGCGTGCTTGTTACACATCCTTTAAACCAAGCACAATTACCTTTTACAACATTATCCGCTATAGTAGACAGTGATAGATATGCCCCTCATGGAAATATTCCTTTCTTTTTGAAAGAAGGTTGGACAGGTGTTATTGAAAAAGGAACTCCTTTTGCCCAGTTAATACCGATTAATCGGCAAGAATGGATGGCTACCTCTAAAGTAGCCGGTCCTAAAGAAAAATTTATTGCCAATAAAGCTAGGTCTGTGCAATTTGGTTATTATAGGTCTAAACTTTGGGTACCTAAAAAATATAGAAATGATACAGATGTTTAAAAATAATAAAAAATTAAGCATTACGCCAACAAAAGATAACACAATTGAGTTTTTGCTTACTGATACTGATTTAAATAGTTCCCCCGTAAATATAGTAAGGGGCATAGATAAAATACCTGACTGGTATAAAGACCTTACTATTAGAACTTCAATTACTCATGAAGAAGAAAATGTTACGCACACTAATTTTACAATTAAACGTTGCATTCCTGTGTTAGATGTTTTAACTTTAGGGTACTATATTGTTACCGCTAGAGACTATACATTTAAGTATGATGAGGAAAAAGGTCACCATACAATATCCGGGGCTTTTAATACATCCTATCAACCAGTAAGTATGCACCCCATAGAACAACTTGGGGGTATGCCATTTTCTTCTGAGTATTGTGTCTTTGCTTATAAGTGGATTAACCCGTATGTAATCAAAACTCCAGCTGGGTATAGCTCTTTGATAAGTCACCCATCTAATTCCCCATACCTACCCTTTTATACCCTTGGTGGGGTTGTAGATACAGACTCTTATTTTAGGCCTATAAATTTTCCATTCCTTGTTAAGAATACGTTTAGTGGGGTTTTACCCGCAGGAACCCCTATAGCCCAGATTACCCCTTTTAAAAGAGATGAGTGGTCTTCAAAAATTATCACTAACCCTTCCGATGAATTTAGGGTAAGCCAAAATTTGTTAACAGAACAGTACGAAAAAGATAGGCAAGGGCCTGGCGGCAAGGAAGTAGGCGGGGTTTATAAAAAGCTTTACCGCACTAAAAAACGGTATCTTTAATACTATAGGTCTTACTTATATAAGTTTCCTGTATACTATAGGAAATTGGTAAATTAATTTTAGGAGATTTTAATGGCTATTGAGTCAAATAATAAGCAAATAGATCCGTACCGTGATGACCTGCCTAAGGTAGCACTTATTGTTGGTACCGAAGTTCTACAGGTTATGGCTGTTGAAGAGTCTACTCTTGCAGCTTTTAAAAGCAACCCAATTTTTGTGGATCTAGGTTTTAATACTGATAGGATTATGCAGGGTGATACATATAACCCAAGCACAGGTAAATTCACTCGTTATGAAGATGTTCTTGCTGCACGTGCTAAGGCTGCCGGTAACTAAGTTTTATAGGGGAGGCAAAAAATGAATCCTTGGGAAGAATATAAAGCTAAAAACGGAGTTACTCCTTTAGATTTATTGAGACTTAAAAGTCAAACAATTCCTAAAGAAAAAGCTGACGCTAGGTATACCATATGTTTATCTTGTCCTTTTTTGCAAAAAATGACGAAGCAGTGTTTAAAGTGTGGATGCTTTATGGCAGCAAAAACTAAGTTAGATTTAGCAACATGTCCCATTGGTAAATGGGGCGAATACACCGAAGATACGGAGTAAAGATGCGTGGAGACCAAAAAGAGGGACGCTTCAACATCCAGTATGAACGTGGGTCTTTTGTCTCCGGTACTATTACTGAATTAGTACAGACTGTCGGTACATTTGTAGACTGGTGGATTTTTGATCCAGTAAATACTGCGGTAGATCCAATCTATGATGTGGGTTCATCAGTAGTTGGTGGAGGTCGTAAGTGGCTTAATCCATTTACTATTCCTGTAGTTAACTCTCATTTAGAGCAGGGTGCTACGGTACAGAACGACCGTGGTTTCTATAACACAGATATCTTAACCGTTACAATTAACGTTGATGTTATTGAAAACCATCTAAACTTTTATGGTGGAAATGCGGCCAATCGTCGTGAGCTTTCAACTATAGAGATAAACCCAGACGCATACCTGCGTGATAGAATCGTATTCAGAAATGAAGTATTCTCTCCGACACAGGTATCACCACACGGTATAATTAAGAACAAATACACCTTGTTACAGATATCCTGTGAACAGGTAAATCCGGAAGAACTAGTAAATGACGCGCAGTTCCAGCGCTATGCTGGTTATTCTGCCTTTGATCAGACTTCACTATAGGGGTAAAAATGGCAAAACTAAAGGTTAGTGGCAAAGTCCACGTAGTAAAGAAGAATAAAAAGGGCGACGTTATAGTTGACCATGCGGGGAAAAATGACCCTAAGTGGGATAAGATTAACCTCACCAAGAAAGCTGGGGCTAAGACAGTTAAAGAAG